CTGCCACGATGAGTTGCTTACTCCAATAGCCAAGAGAGTACAGTCCACCAAAACTTAATGGAAGTGTTAAATACTTTTGACCAAAGTTAGTTCCAAAGTAACCAAAAGAGAGAAGACCTAAGAACTCAACGACGTAGGGAACTGCGATGCCAGTTATGGCAATTGATACGAGTAGATTGACCATGCCCGCATACTACACGGTAAGGGTGGTGTACTCCACTCCAGCCCTTGAGCGTATACGCCATAGGGAGTTCATAGGAACCCAGTCATTGAGGGTTTTTGCTAATCTTTCAATTTTAAGGGACTTGCTGTAGTACAAGTACGATATGGAGTCGTTCGGCGTGCCGCCCCAAACGGACCCGTATGACTCTGGCATGTTTCCATCAAAGTAGTCTGAAGGGGAGTGTGTTTGCTCCAGTTGTACTGCATCTACATAAAACGTCCCTGAACCACCCGATATAACAAACTCAAGTACTGTACCCGCAGAGTTAGGAGGTACTAAAAGCGTTACTGATGGCCTATTAAAACCCGATGAAGGAGAAACAGTCACTACGGCAGAATCGACAACTGTGCTTCCATTTAAAGTTTTTAAAGTAAGTGTTACAGGAGAAGAGTTTTCTAAATACAAAGACGCAGTAAAGTACTGACCGTATTGTCCTTGGCTTAATGTAGTCGTATTCGGGGTGTACGTCCATGACCCTGTACCTTGGATCTTCGCGCTACTTGCTCCTGATAACGGTCCTGAAGGGACATTCGTACTTTGACTAGCCGTTGCTGAACCCGCTAAGGTCCATGAGTCGGTTACGTTTGCCTCAAATGATGGATTATAAATGTAGTTAGTTTTGTTTGCGTCTAAGAACACGTCTATAGCGTTTGCATCGTCGTAGTTAACAGTGTCGCCTTCTCCTACCCACACCATGTCAACATAGTAAGTTCCAGCAGCAGACCATGACAGGGTGATACCAACGTAGTCTGCATCTTCATTGTTGTTAGTTACATAACCTGTTGTGGTTGTTGTTCCCGTGGTTGTGTTGGCGATTGTAAACGTTGTTTCAGTAGGAACTGCAATTACAGTTGCTCCCGTAACGTTATAGCCAGTTACATCAAACCCAACTATAGTAACTGTGTTTCCAACAAATATGCCATGTGGGGTAAGTGATGTGTACGTTACGTCTGTACCATTTCCAGAAGCAGACGATAGGGCAGACGTTGCGTAACTTGCTGGGGTAGTAGTTACCGTTGCAGTTTTCCAAGTGGTTGTTGCAGCAACTGCTGTTCCTGAAACAGATGATCCCAATTGTTTTCCATAACCATCGTACGTAGTAATAGTGGGGGTAATGTTTCCTGAACTACTTGGTGAGTAAACCTTTACTGACAAAGTTATATCAGGTGAAGTAACGTAGTTGTCAATTGCAACTCCACGGGTAATTGGAAAATCATTACCTAGGCTCATAGATCCAGCACCTGTTGCAATAATCTTACAGGTATGAACTTCGTCAATAGCATTTGAAACTGTAGGAGGAGCAATGTCTGTAGAGGAACTTAGAGTTCCGTTAGTAGCAGTCCAATTACCTACCCCGTTGTAAAACGTTCCCTCAGAAGGTGAAAGTATTCCATTTACTGAAGAAGTTACTGTTGCTGGGTAGCCTGTTAAATCTTCTGCATAGGTCTTTAAACCGTTTGCAGTTCCTTTAGTTGTGTACATGTAAATGGCATCACGTACTAACTTTTTTTGGTTTGCTGCAGGAAGGCTTACTTCATTTGTAAGGCCGTAGTTACTTACCTCTAATGGGAGTAGTGATATAGGTGTGGTTGTAAGCGCGGCATTGGGAAGAAGCAAATCTAAAGAAGTAAGAAGTTGGTCTGTAACAAATCCCATAGAAGTCAAAAAAGCATACAAAGGACTGGTCGTATCAATTTCAGCCAAAGGGGACTGTTCTGCGCTTGTAAAAACTCTTGGCAAATAGTTTGGGATAGTTTCCTGCATACCATGGTCTGAGGGCACGATGTCTTGCACAGATCCTGCGTTTACCCAATTGTTGCTTGATAAAAGGAACATGGTGTAATAGATCGGTTTACCAGGTGCAATACCTACGGTAGTTGTAGATAAGACCCCACCATCATCTAAGAAGGTAGTAGATAGCGAGGAAGTAGTTTCTTCATAAACAATAACGCCATCTTCAGGACTTTCAGGAAATGCATTTTGGTTTCTAACAAGGCGCACAGCAGTATAGGACCCGCTTGGAACTTGCCATCTTACGTAGCACTCGGTGTAGTTAACTACTAAGGTAGTCATAGGTGTTACCGATAAAGATGTTGGGTTTGGGTTTCCGTAACTAGTTATGCCATAAATGGCAGCGCCATATTGAGCCATTTAAGTTTACAACGCCCCCATCAAGTTCATAATTCCTAAAGATGATCCTTGAAGATTAGAAAGACCACTGCCGTCACCAGCATAAGACCCAGAGGTGGTTGTTCCAGAAACAGTTAGGCTAGTTAAGGTTCCCAAACTAGTAAGGCTAGAAGAGACTACGTTTGAACTAAGTGTTGTACCAATAAGTCCATTTGCATTTACTTGGCCATTCAGTGCCTCATAAAGGCCGTACTCAATGTTTTGTACTCTGGAAGCAAGGCTAGGCCATGAAGTTGTAGATGAAGTAAACGACCCTACCCAACCAGAACTGATATGAGGGTTTGCTCCTACGTAAGTCTCGATCGCAGTGATCTCAACTTGAAGGTTATTTACGTCTACATCCTCGACAACATCCAANAAGTTAACGCGCTGGCTATAACCGTTTTGAACATTGTTTGGGTAAACTGCTGTTACTGTCATGGCAAATCCCTTTCTATCTTATACTCCTATTTTCGGGGGTTTACTTATTAATTACTGGCTTAACTAGGTCCAACTACTTGTCTGTACGGCTACTCGAACCCAGGTGTNTGTGCTTACACAAAAGTAAACGTAGTGGGTACTACCCTGTGATCCATAAGCAAAGTCCCCTTTAGTGCCTGTTGATGTAGGGCTATTTGGGGAAGAACTTACAAACCTAAGAACTCCTTTAGCAAGATTAACCACGCTTCCTGTTAAATCTAACTCTTGTGTTCCATCAGGCATGTTTTCTATGGATAAAACGTTGGTATAACCAGTAGTTGTTACTGTGTTATTTAAAGCCTTTATATTTACTTGTTTATTTTTTCCCTGATTTTTTCCAAATGCTCCATGCCAAATAGGGTGCTCTGGATCTCCTCCAATATAAGAGATCCATACTCCTTGACCGATAACTGGTAGGTCCATGTGAATACCCGCAGGCTCGACAGGGTATGCCCAGTCTGTTACTTCAGAGGCTGTTACTTGAGGTACAGAAACTTGAATACGACGCTGACCTTGCGGATCAGACGTACTTTTTACTACCCCTCTGTATAGCCCGTGAAATCTTTTAATATCATCCATTAGTTACCGTAATGTTGGATTGTTGAACTCTAAAGATTTCAAATGGCTGAGCGTCTTGAGTCGAGTACCCAGAAACTGCACCTGTACCTGTTGTTGTACCAGTAGTGCTGTTAGCAACCGTAAAGGTAGTTCCTGTCGCATTTGTAACTACCGCATTAGTAACGTTATAGCCTGAAGTANCAAATCCTGTGATTGTAACAGTTGATCCTACTTGAAAACCATGGTAATTATNTGTAGTGTAAGTAACAGACCCACTGGAAGGTGTAGAAGGCGCTACAGACACCGCGTTAATGTTTGCCCTATAGAACTGGACCATGTTGGCATATCGAACTTCAGGGACGTTTGACATAACCAACTGTGAGATATCAGATGGATAAATCGTGTCAGCAAAGTTCATGTTTATGTATTGGTATGCAGTAAGGATAGAACTAAGAATGTTAGCAGACGCCGTAGAAGCCGATGCTGAGGGATACAGTACATAATCTAAGGTCATTACTAAGTCAACATACTTAGGTGGTTGCGTAGTAACCTGCGTTCCAATCAATACTTTATCTGAAAGAAATGACTGAACGTTACTTTCAAGGGTGTCCCATTCGGACGTTTCAAAGCCGTTTGAGTCAAGTCCTGGAGACAAATCAACCGTACCTGCTTGGCGAACAGGTGCTAGGTACAGGGTTACAGATGACCAGTTTTCTCCAACAGTGTTTGCTTTACCGCAGTTGTTTACTGTTATAGCAAGATCACTAAAATCAGTCAAAGTAATTGCACGGTTTCCACCACGCAAAGATGCGGGCGCACCTGCGCGTATGGAATCGTTACTTTCTGGGTCATCTCCACCGATTGCACTGGCTGCATTGTTTACAGTTACAGTGGACTGAAACGCTGTAAGTTGGGAATCCGAAAGTCCTGGAACATAGGTGATAGTAGTAAGAACGTTAGGGTTTACATTACTTATTGACCCACCACCAACAGTGTACATCGCACGTACTTCAGAATAAATAACAGGTATTGCACCTGAAACTCCATCCCCAAAGTTCACAAACACAGTGCCAGTTTCATCTGTGGTTAAAGAGTAAACAAGATCATATGGACCATAATCTGTTAAGTGGGTAACTTGAGTCCACTGTGAGTAAACATCTCCATCTTGAATAAAGATAGATGAGGAGTTATCAATAACAGAACTTTGAGATAGTGCATAGGATTGGTTAGGGGTGCCATCAGATGTTCCGATGAGTTCACCGTACGTGGAATCTGCTCCAGTAACTACTAAACTTACAAGTTCTCCAGCAGAAGCCGTAGTATCTGAAGATGTACTTGGAGATACTACAAGATCTGATGATGTTGTAAAGGGGACTAGTTGAACAGTATCACCTGAAACAACTTGGCCAGAAACAACTGTTCCTGCTGGAATAGTTACGTTTGATGATGAACTGTTGTTAAAAGTTAACGTTACATACGACTGACGATACCCAGCGGGTGTGTAACCGTATGTTTGAGCAATATTTAAAATACTGTTTCTTTGTACTGCTGTTGTGATTGAGGACTCATTTGCGTTTCTGTCAATGTAGTAAGAGATCATATCGCCTACATAAGCAAACGCTTCTACAAGAGCAATACCAAAGTCTGCAGGATCAGTGGCTGTCCAGTTTGGTAGTCGAGTTTGAATGATTCCAATAAGGTCGTTTCTAAGAGAAGTAAAGTCTCTAGATAGGTAGTCTACCGATACTGGGATACTAGATACTGGTGTTGTGGGTGTTGTCATTGCTATACCTCGTAACTTGGATTAGAGCCTGATAGAACGATAGTTCCTACTAAAGCAGACGTTCGTACTGTGGATGTGGCGTTATTGGGCAGTTGAAAAACAACTACTATATCGATAGACCCGTTTGTGTAATTAAACGAAACTTGAGAAGATGTCAAACTTAATGTTGGTAGTAGGGTAGTGAAAGCCAAATTAATCTCTTCTTTAACTTCACCCACTGCATCATCTGCAGACTCAAATAGCGCAAAAGGTATGCGCGTTCCAAATAACGGATTAAGGAGACGTTCTCTTACGCATGTTCCTAGCACGGATAGCACCCTGTCATCCCAAATTTTAGATTGGGTGTTTGCTGCTGCTACCTTTCCTGAAGTATCTATAGAAAAAGGTAAAGAGATCGCAGTCTCTGTTGCTGATGAAATCATCACTTACTTACCCACCTTCTAGGAATAACATTAAAACCAGATTGAGACTGGCTAACCATTGCTGCTGCAGCACTAAGTTTAGTAGAGGAGGCCTTGTTGTTGGAGGCTGTACTAATAGAACTTGCTATACTTATAGGGGTATTGGAACCTGAAGTTGCAGGTCTTGTAGCAGATGCTTTGTTGTCTTTTATGCCGTCTGTAACGCAAGTAAAGTTGGTTGTGTATTTTCCACTTATATGAATAATATGTTCAGCAGACTTTACAACCCAGTAACCATCTGACAAAGACCCAGTTCCATTTACTTGAACTGTACCCCAAGGAGATATCCGAGGGTCTCCCTGAGCCTCCCCGCTTCCAGGTATGGACAATCGTGAAAGTTGGGCTTTACCGTCTGCATAGGCCTGAGCCATGGCGCTGCTGTTTGCAACAACCCCTGCTTCTACTTTAGAAAATAACGGGTCTTTAGTTTTGCTTCTAATAGACTGCCCAACCAGATTAGGAGAAGATGTTGCTTTATAAGACACCCCTGTTATGGGATCTACCCCAGCAACTATCTTTGAAGACCTGTTGTTTGAGGACGATTCAACATAATCTCCTAGTTTTGTTTTAAAGGAGTTTAAAGTTTGAGAGTATAACTGTGCGGTGTTGTTTGTAAAAGGGTCTAAGAATGACAGCATGGGTACAGAGTTCATGAACTTGTCGATCTGTGTATCAATCGGGTTAAAGTAAAGGTTAGTACCATCAACTTGAAAAGCCCAACCAAGTCTGTGTGCTACCTCTTTTAACTTTTCAAAGTAAGAGTGACCAGCCAATGAGATTTGATTAAATCGTACATTGCTTGTTGTAACTACTGGGTTAAGGTTAAACAGTTTAGCAACTTGAATTGCAAACTCTGATCCTGTTACATTTGTGTATATCTTTGAAGCAGTTTCCTTTAAAGGATAAGAGGATCCAGTACAAGAAATAGTTACAGTTCTGTTAAGTACCTGTGCTGTTACAGGGGAGACATGGGTAACATAGCCATAAAATTGTTTAGAAGACTTTTCGCTGCTCCAGTTAAACTGAACAGGAGTTCCAGTTGTTAACGTACTGGTAAGAAAAGAACTTGAGTAAGTAAAGGTAAGTTCCAAAATATCATGGTTTCCCATTTCTTGGTAAAGAACCGCTAGTGTTGGTTTTCTAGTAAAACTAGGGTAGTCAGGAAATGACACACTAAAAGAACTTCCATACTTAAACTGGCGCTCTGGATCAAGCACTTGGAATCCTTAGTAAGGTACCAGACGTTATGGTAGATGGGTTAGATATCTCAGGATTAATATCCATTATCTGCCACCATAAAGATGGGTTTCCCAAAAATTTTAAAGCAATTTTGTCTAAACGGTCACCATCAGTCCACTGGTACATGATGTAGTTTTCTTCATAGTTAGGCCAGTTACGAAAAACGGTAGCATCGTATTGTTGTTTTTTATTGTTCCAGGCTTTAAAAATTAAAGAACTATCTGCGCTGTCTGAGTATCGGCTATCTGAAAATATCATTAGTGAGTTCCTCCATTTGTAGTTCCAGATGTAGCAACTTTGGTTATGGTGGCAGCGTTGTCGTAGTAACGTGAAAGGGTTAGGTTTACTTGAGTTAAAGTAGGGACCATACGTTCGTTAAACATGATGTGCTGAACGTCTAACTCCGAAACACGCACCAAATACCGTAAAGAATTTCCTAAATGTAGTTCTACGGGGATTGGTTGAAGCCAACCAACATCCGCAGTTTTACCATTTAGATAAGAGTTATAGGTAGCATTAAAACCACCAACTGTTCTAAACAAGTACTCAAGGTCATACATTGTTCCTTTTTGATAGATCATTTTTAAATCATCGTTACTTACATTAAAGGGGTAGTAGTCTGTAACACCTGGATATACAGGTTGAGGAGAACTCCCACCTTCAACATACCCTGTATTTGGATTAGTTGGTACTTGGGTTTGTATTGATGAGATTAACCCATCAGAGTTCAAGACCGTCATATCTCCAATACGATTAAGCATTAGGCTTAAAGTTATGCTACTTGATAAAATACCTGCACCTACTGCTGCTGCTGGATCTTGGCCAGTTTGTTCGTAAGGTGGGTTAAACGAATCTACTAACCCCCAACTCATAGACACAGAAGAAGGATTGTACAAAAACTTAAAACCATAAGGAGTTGGATCAGGTAAAAATCCACTTCCTGAACTAATACTGCTTGTAGGAAAACTTGCTTGAATAGCCTGTATTTGGGTTTTGCTCATTTGCAGGGCACCTTTTGCAGGCTTGTTATCTTTCCATGCTTGTGTAAAGGCGTTTGTGTAGGGGCTTGGTGTATCCGTAAACCCAAGGTTTTTAGTAGCGTTTCCTACGTAAGCACTTTTTACCATAGGAGCGTTGTATGTGTACCCTGTAAAATCAACATCACTTATTCTTGATGCACCTAATCCAGAACCATTTGTTCCCCCAGCATTTTGAGAGGAAGGTCCTTTTGGTTTTGTTACTGTGGCTGCAGCCTTTGGTTTTGATTTTTTTAACAAAGCATTTAAAGTTGCTTCTTCGCTGGCAATTTGAGCAGCCTTTGCATTGTATTGCTTTTGAACTGAAGCAAGCGCCGACTGATAAGGCTTTAAAGCAACAACCGCGTTGTTGTATTCAGATAAAGCAGTTTTAGTCCTAGAGTCATTTGCACCATACTCTTTTAAATAGTCTTGGTATAGAGTGTAGTTAATGTTTGCTTGGTTTTCTGGAACAGCCAGGTTTCCTTGTGCTTCTTTTAAGTACTCACCTGTAGTTGCTAACTCGTCTTTATCAGTTCTAATATTGTTTTGAAGTTGTGCTATTTGTACGTTTGCATTTTCTGCTGCTCGTTGGGCAGCAGTTTTTTCAGTGTTTGTATGAGGAGTTAAAACATGGGGAACAAAAGGGGCTGTTTGAGAGTTGGGTGTATTAGAACTAGGACTTGTTTTACTAGCCATTATTTACTCCCTGCGATTGATATTGAGTTCCTATCATCAAGGTATGATTTAACTTTTTTAGCCAATCTAATGGCTTCTTCATCGGATGCTTGAGCAACGGTTACATTGATGGTTATGTTGTTTCCACCTGACATCGCACCTGTGGTGGTTGGTCCTTGGCTCATAACTGAGGATGCTGTCGTAACAGGTACTGCTGCCCCGTAGCCTGAACTTCCTCCACCAATATGCGAACCCCATGCAGATGCGTTAACTGCTTTAATGACGTCTGCTGTACTTGAACCCTTCATAAGAGCAGCACGGATAGCAGAGTAGCCTTTTTGGTTTTCGTTCAAAGTAGCAACGTTTGCGTCTAGTCCCTGAGAATATGAGGTGTAGGACTTAACACCCGCGCTATTGATATCCGAAGCACCTGACTCTGCAAGAGTAGTATTTAAAGGATTGTAGTGNGCAGTGTTCTTCCACTGACCACCCTCGTATGCCATCCAAGTTGTCATAGCAGTAACATTTTGGGTAGTCGTTGGTGCACCCATTTTTTTCAAGAAGTCTTTAGCCCAAGCCTGTTGATCTCCAGTACCAAGAATTGTTCCTTGGGTGTATTCCTGAGATCCAGAAACCATACCCATAACAAAATCAGGGGTTTTAAGAACTGCAGGATCTACTGGGTTATTTTTTCCTTTACGAACTTCAAAGTGTAAGTGCGGCCCAGAAACGTTACCAGACTGACCTGATTTACCGATACGTTGGTTAGCCTGTACAGTATCTCCAACTTTAACGTCTTTACTACTTAGGTGACCATACAGAGTTGTGTAACCATTTTGGTGATCGATTTGAACATAGGTACCGTAATCAGAGCCAAGCATTTGATCAAAAACAATACCAGCAGCAACAGCATGGACAGGTGTTCCAACAGGTACTGCGTAGTCTTCTCCTGTATGGGTGTTTCCCGCTGGGCTATTCCAAAGCGCTGATCCTGTAGCACCATAAGGTGTAGTAGGACTTAAACCTGTAATAGGTGAGGCAACTTTACCTCCACTACCTGCAAGGGTGTTTGTTCCTGCAACTGCTCCTGGGTTTATTCCAAACGCTCCACCGTAACCTGATGTACCTCCACCAGCAACCGCCCCCACTTCAACAACGTCTAGCGCTGCTGTTCCTAAAGTCTTTAAAGCATTCATAGTAAAGACGGTATCTGCAACAGACTTTACTCCATGCCAAATACCGCCTAGAATAGACGTACCTGCTTTACCTGCACCACTGTTTGCCATAGCAGAAGCAAACCCTTTAGTCTTTGATATTGCATCTAAAACGGTTCCAAATTTAATCAACTCAGAGTTAACACCGACTATTACTTTGGCGGCATCGTTGAACCCAGCAATCATGCTGCTTTGTGCTGCTTGCATTAGATTGGTTTGAGAAGATGTGATGGCTTGTTGGCCAGATAGAGGATTTCCAACGTTAGTGGCTGTAGCCAAGTCTGGGTTCTTACCAGCAGCAATATCTTCAAACTGCTTTAATAAAATCTGTTGTTGATCAGAACTAAACCCAAGACTGTTTAGATCAGCGCCAAGCATTCCTTGCTGAAATGACTGGGCGATGTTTGCTTGAGTCTTAGCACCTGGACCCTGCATGAGTCGTGAGTACAACGCTTTTGCAATGTCAGTTTGACTTAACTGTTTACCATTAGACCCAATAGTAGAAATACCAATTGAGTAAAGGTTAGCGCCCATAGACCCTGATTGAAATCCGCCGATGGCTTGAGCAGCCGTAGCGTTATCCATGTTAAGAGAACGGTATGCTCCACCCACTTCTCCCATTACAGCGTTATACGCGGTGCTTCCTGGCATGTACCCTTGACGTTGCAAGGAGGTTGCTGCCATAGCATCTCCCATTCCTGGAGAAACACCTGCACCAAATTTTCCGTTTAATGAGTTTAAAGTTGAAGTTTGAAGTTGTGTGTAACCAAGTGAGCCGTACTGAGCGGCTGTGTAGTACATGCCTGCACGGGTAAGGGTACTGCTTACATCTGGGGCAAGTGCTGCAACCCCGCCTGCTACTCCTACTGCTGCTGTTCCCACGCCTTGAGCAGCGCCTACAGCAGCGAGAGTGGTGTTTGACCATGAGTAAGGGCTGAGTTTTGATGANGCAGATGAAAGCCAGTTCATCATGCTTCCACCGCTACCATTGTTTCCTGAGAAGGTGGCCCCATCAGTTCCTGTTATTCTGTTTCCAGAACCGATGTTCTTATGTCCACCTCTGTTTGAAACAGAAGATCGCATAGTATTAGCGGCATCATTCTGCATAGCAGAGATGTCTTTAATCTCCTCCGAAATGGAGTTGAGCGTCTTTAAAGTGGTTGCCAAAGCATCATTGAGCGCTTTGATGGATGTCACATTATCTGCAGCCATTCTCAACTCCTTCCGTACTTCGCTTTTGCTAGTTCTATCCAGTTACCACGTTCCCTAGGGGACATGTCTTTTATTTCGCTTAAAGTCCAACCTGAATACAGTTCAGATATTGCAGCCCATTCGGTGAATACCTGTATGTAACTGTTAAGACTAGAATCGAAACAAGGTACCCAAACTAATGGATACCGTAACCTCGCCTTCACAATCAGGGCAATGAACAATGAGGTTCTCAAACTGTGGTCCAGGAGAACGCTCAGTAAGTTGTTCGATGACCTTCTTACGATCAGTAATGCTGAGGTTTTGTACTTGTGCTTTACCAAATACTTTTGCACCGTTAATCTCTAAAACAGTCTTCTCTAAAAGAATGGTGTTTAACTCTGCAGAACTTTTGTCTGCATTGTTAATCAGTTCTTTTTGAGCGATTCCGTTTGGAAGTTGAACTTGGATTTGATTNTTAGTTCCATTTACGTAAAAGATTCGATCTTGAATTGGATCGCTTAAAAGTTTAATCTTAACGTCCGTATCAACATCTACAGTCACAGTTTTAAAGTCATTGCATCCTTTACAGAATGCAGCAACGTCTACTTCTTTACCAAAAGTATGCTTTAGAATTGCTAACAAGATGGTCTCACGATCAGCAGAGAGCATGTAGTTAAGCATGTTCTCAGTTACTTTTTGACCTCCAAGAGTTACTGTTCCTTTTTCTAAAATAATTAGAAGGGCTTTACCGATTGTGCTTGCTTTGGCGATAGCCTCTTCATCACGACCGTTTAGTTCTCGTACCTCTGCAGTTCGGAGTAACTCCCCAGTGGATGAAATATATCCACCAGGAAGTTCCACCGTATTGTCTGAAGGGGGGTTAATCGTTGGTTCAATTTGTGGGATCTGTTCATCTTGAAAAGATGACTCAAGAAGTTTGTTTGCCAATGCGGGGTTAGCCGCTGCACTAATTGTATTCGTCATTGTTATCCTTATGTATTAGAGGGTTGCTGCTGAGTCTGTAATTTGAAGCGCTGTTTGTCCATACGTTGTACCCCATGAAATGTCCATACCCTCATGAACAAGGGTGATCTGCTCTACTAGCAAAGCGTTATCTCCAGCGTTTAGGTCTGAGTATGAGATTGAGGTAGGCCATGCATTATAGATGTAAAAACGTTGAGCAACAACGTCTT